GTTGTTTGATGGTATTGCTACAGAAACCATCTTTCCAATTTTTGAGTTGGATGGTTTGATTTTCTCAGCTTACAGGTTGAGCGCTTCTGGCACACCCGACACCGTTGAAAGGAACTCTGGGCAGAACACGCTGATCACGCGATATTGTTACTATAGTGCAAATAACGTTAAAGAACTCGGTAAGATCCCCCTGTTCCGAAACATCTGTGCCTGCATGACATATGGCGATGACATTATTTTCAATTTCAATGTCCCTTTGTTGCTTGAGAACCAATTGGAATTTGGCTTGGACACTTTGAGCATTGAATTGGACAAGGTTGGAATGACCTTCACCAATGCTTTGAAAGAGCACCACACGACGAAGTACATGCACGTCTCGGAGATTTCTTTCTTGAAGAGGAAGTTTTTCCGCCACCCACAATTGAAGGAAATAGTGGGTGCTTTGGAAATTAAATCTATCTTCAAGTCTTTGACGATGTCCCGGAAACCCAAAGCTGGGCAACGAGAAAGTGTTGCTGAGATTTGTGCCGCCAACTTGAACAACGCTTTGCGTGAGTTGTATTGGCACGGCGAGCAGTATTATGACCAATATTACCCTGGCTTTGTTGAAGTGGCGCGGCGCTCTGTTGACGCTGAAGGGCAGAAAGTGTCGGATTACTTCACGCCAATAACAAAGGAAGAGATTGCGGAAGGGTTCTTCAAAACCTTCACAGTTTACCCAGAAGCATTGGCAAAGGCTGGTGTTGAACCCATGGAGATGCAAAGTGGCATTCTGGATGCAGTGTCTAGCGTTGTAAACAATGTTGTGCGCCAAGTGACAGCAGTAGTATTGGATGCTTCTAGGATTAGTTTTGTTGCTGTCGTCGGGGGCATTGTTGCTTTGCTGGATCGAAGAACTGCTCGAATTTTAAGTGATCAAAGTGTTGTGGTTTGCCGAGTGATTATGAATTTTCTCTTTCCTTCAATCTCGAATCCACGCAGTCGTTTGGTTGGGCAACCTCTACTCTTGCAGAATGGTGCGGCAGAAGAGGATGTTGAAGTGCCACTCCCACCCATTCTTTTGGAGACACTTTGGGATAGAATCCCAGAGCCTCCTGCTGGGTATGATGTCAAGAGGGGAAGTTTTAAAAATTACATTCGTTTGGGTCAGAAAGGTTTGGCTGATTTGCAGTCGCGACGCGGCATGAATTGGGCGCACGCGGGAGTCCTTTATACGCCACAGATGACAGAACAACTCATTGCCAACATTCTGAGTCAAATCAACGCTTACAAAACGGCAGAAAGAGAAAGAGAAAACTTTGAAATGGAGGTGCGTGCCGCTGTGCGCGCATACAACCATGCGTGTAGCGTTCCGATTTCGTTTGTTGGTGACTTTGATGGGTACAGGCACATTCCTGAGTACGATATATATGTCGATCTTAGCATTGCTAGTACTATCCTCCCTCGAGTTGAGAGTCTTTTAGAAGAACATGCTCAATGGAGCGCCAATGACCAATTCCTAGATGAAGTTTCGGAATACTCGACCAACATAGTTCCAGTGATGTGGGAGATCAACGTTCCGAATGGTGTGTTGTACTACGGTCCTAAACCAAGTGTGCGTGCTTTGCATATCTTGGGAGCACTCGTGGAAGGCATGGAAGATCCCACTGCTGGAATTGAGATGTCACATGGTGTGGTACTTCCTGGTGTGGATGGAGAATCCAACATACAAATTTATCGCTATCTTTTCAACATCTATGAGTACATTCACGACGATTGGTGGCGAAGGGAAGTGTGGAGCGGGTTGAAACGGGAGTTTCAATACGGCCCGACAAAGATACCAGGCGTTAGGTTAGATGATCTTGCACTTTCCAAAATTATCCTGGCAGAATTAGATGAGATTGAGTTTGAACTTGGGCACAAGGGCGTGTTTCCCAAATTTTTGCGACTCGTTTCCTATGTCCAGGAACTGGAATTTTTCTTTTTGTTGCACGGTGAGATCGTGGACATAAGAGATGTCGACATAACCATGCCTGCAGTGCAGGCTTAGGTGTGTCGGCGATGTAGCTATCATTGGTACCCAACCGATGGTAGACGCATAATAAGGGTTTAAATACCAAATATGGGCCTTGGATGTGGTCTAAGAAACCCGTCCAATTGTAAATATTCTTAACAATGTAAATACAAGGAGTTCAAATCCGGACTCGAAGTCAA